AGTATCAGGAATCACAAATACTTGTTGTTCATCAATTTCACCAACATAGAAAGTTTTTGTTTTTTCTTTACCTTCATATATCGGCAAGTTTAAACTCCCATCAGTAAGTTTAAATTGATATAAACCATTTGAATTCGGTGTAGCACTATATTTTTCAATTGTTCTAAATGTATAAGAAGTTCCTTCAATTTCTGTAGAAAAAGAAGTTCCTTTTGGCAATTGAACAAGCGAAGGTCTACTGACTTCTGGAATATTAATGTAAAGATTTACAGTAGCTGAAGATGCTGAACGAGATCTTGGAGCATAACCAACAGCAGCTGCAAGAGAAACAACCGAAGATCTTAATTGTGCAGTATTTAAAAATGATTCATTGATACCAAAGTTTGCAATCAATCCATTGACATGCGTATTATATGCCAATACATCCATAATATTATTTAATGCAGAACCTTCAAAATTATAATCTGAAAATTCTGATTTATCTTGTATATATGTCTTTAACGCATTTTTAATATTGTCAAAATCTAATTGAGTTGATTTAATAGTAGTTGTCATCTCAGCCTCGTAATATCTATTTCTTCGTCAACTACAACATCTGTATTGACAACTTTAAATGTTACCACACACTTAGCGCTATTTTGTTCACCATTTACATCTATTGATACTGATTGCACGTCAGCTCGTGGTTCATATTGTGCTAATGTTTCTTTTATTTCATCTTCAATAATATCTTCATCAAATTCTGCATCAAGTTCAAAAAGCAAATATCCTAAATCACTTCCAAATAAAGGTGCAAAAGGTTTTTCTCCTCGACCAGTAGTAAGGATATTTCTTACAGATTGTTTTACAGCTGCAGCGTCAGTAACTTTTAAAACATCAGTACGCGTATTATTAGTAGATCCTCTATTGAGAAAACCTAGATTTACATCTTTATATTTTTCTTTTCTTGTTACACGTATAGACTGTGTTAAGTCGCCGTCTTCAACTGCATAAACTCGTGCCATTTAAGCCTCTGTGAAAGTTATTACTGCTATTTATATCAGTTTTTACCAGCTATATCGTATAGCAAGCTTTCTTCTCGTTCTTCATATAAAATTTCAATAAGTTCACCTGTAGATTGACTAAAACCATTCCACTTTGTTTCTACTTGATTTTCACCGTTATATTTTACTGACCAATTACCTGATATTTCTGGCATCACAAGAGTTACTTGTGCATCAATAAGACCAGTTGGATCGAAGTTATCATAACTTAATATAGTTTTTTGTGGTCGTATTCCACCGATCTTAGTTGTAGACCAAAAGAGTGCAAGATCAAATGATTTTTCAATATCAACAATGCCGTCTTCGCCACGTATTTCATAAACTACAGCTTGTCCTTTATTTCGTAAGAATAATATACTATCAGGATCATATTTCTTCGTAGGATCTGGAAGTCTATAATACCCTTCAGATACACGAATTCTATGAAAATCAAACTCACGATTTCGAGATGCTGCAAAGAGTGCCATCGCTTGCATATGTAATTGTTTTGCAAGTTTCATTTTATCTTCATCAGTTTGATTTACTGTAATATGATCAATCGTAGCTGCAGTTCCTGTACCTCCAAGAAATCTTGCAACAGGAATTCCTGGAGCCAATAATGTTTTAGCCGTAATATCTTTTTGAAACTCAGGATTGTATTGAGCATTTGGAATAAAAGTACTCATGCCTTATACCTCTTAGCTCCGCCTACAGAAGATTGACCAACTGGTGTAGAACCTCTCTTTTTCGCTTCAGATGGATTTACAGATCTTCCAACTGCAGGAGGAGTTGGATTACTTACATTAGGACTTACTGTACCAGTAGCAACTGTGGCACCCACGAACTTAGGATTGTTAGCGTTATCTGGATCTTTTAATAACGCCCGCGCTTCTGTAAGAGTTGGATCTCTATCAGTCACACCGTCATACAATTCTGTCTTATCGACACCTTTACGTAAATGACCACCAGGATCAATCGATACCTTTGCAATGGCACGATCAGAATTTTCTAAATAATCATTTACGTTTGTTTCGTTTACCGCTGATGTAGAAGTTGCATTATCATCAACTCTATCAGTTTGATCTTCAGTTGTTTCCGTTGCGGTAGCAGCAGTATATCCATAAGAAGCGCCTGGATGAGAAATATAACCACCTGCAGATGCGGCATGATAACCTGCTTCATTCGAGCTTAAAGCTTTAGTAGCAGTGCCTTGTAAGTCAGCATAAACTGCAGTACCATCGGCTCTTGTAAAGTTTACTTGTGGTACAGTAATCGTTTTACCTGCATAGATTGAATTACCAATACGAGCATTATATGCATAGAGCTGTACGTTCTCCCCGCCAAATGCACCATTCGTACCAAACACCGAAAGATCTCTTGCAGATATATTCATATTGTCAGATGCGAGATCAACTTCTTCTTCAGAAGACATTTTTAATACACCAGTAGAATTGAGTCCGATTGTACCAGCCACGATATGACTCATATTTCCTTCTACGATATTATATTGATTTTCTCCTACGACATTAGTATGACCACCTAAAGTATTCGTATATACGTTTCCACCAACTTCTACTTGTTGCTGACTCTTAATCTTGGTTTGCTGAGATCCACCAATTCTTTCAACTTTGTTACCAGCCACTTCAATATTGTAATTACCACCGACTTTAACATCAAAATCTCCTGACACATCTAAAGTTAAGTTACCATTATAAGACATTTGTGCATTGCCTTCAACAATGACTTTCTCGTCCATTAATGTTACACGTACAGTATTACCAACAGATGAATAGATCACAGTACCATCGGCTAACATTTCTGTGCCCGAACCTGTACGGTGTTTTGTAAGAATACGTTCTGCACCAGGTGTATCATCAATTTCTGTCACATGACCTGATGGTGATTCTCTTACTTGGTTCTTTGGATATTGCGATGAAGTGAAACGAGATTCAGGAATTGCTTCTTTTAAATTTACGTTTGCATCTCCACCACCAGTATATACATAATTCTTTTTATTGCCGGTTGCAGCATGACTTACGCCTGTTCGACCCGAATGCTGTTGTCTTGGATATTGTCCAGTCGTATCCGCATAGTTTGGATCATTTGTAATTTTAGATGTAGTTTGACGAGCTTTGCCAAGAGCAACTGCATTTTCTTCTGTATTATCGTCAAGTATTACCTTTTGAGCCATGTTTCATCCTCTGATTTATACACATATCCAGCATTAATTAATAATACGCGATGTGCATTAAGTTTATCATCAAGTTCTTTTCTTGTTTGTTTTAATTCAAATAAAGTATCAAGAGCTTCAGTTCTTAAAACAGTTGTATATTGATTAGTCGCTACTTGGTTTTGAATAAACACAAACTGTGTATCGTTATTATCTATTTGTCTCAAAAGACCTGGATATTCATTGAGTGCAGTATCGATTTGTGCTTGAGTTACGGTTGTATCAGTATTTGCAGATGCAAGCGTTTCAACATTTGGTCCACTGCTTAATAATTCTGAAGCGGTATTTGCTGTGGTATATGGTACACGAGTAATTAATTCTTCAGGTGTGAGAGCTTGACCATTCTCGAGATCTTCATCTGTATAAGCAGAAATATAACCAAACTTATCTTTCATATAATCATCAACATCAAAACCCGGACATGTAGCATCATGATGTACATCAGCATGACCAACAATTCCAATTCCTGGACGTAGTTGTGTCATTGTTTTTGTAATCATATCAAACGTTTTCCACTGAGCATCTGTAATCGAATCAGATGTGGGCTGATATGAACCATGAGATTTTTGTGTATATTGTTGTGTGTAACCTGCAATAAATCCAATATGAATAGTATGTTTTGACCATGCCATTTCAGGTAAAAGTTCTAATTCAATTGGACGACCACGTTGTAGAGTACCATCTTTTAGGATTACATAATGCCACATAATTCCGCCAAGTTGACCAAGTGCAGCAGTTTGTTCTACTCCAATTTTAGATTCTTGTAATGCTCTATGAATTTCATCTATATCTGTAGCATTAAGGAATTGGTTATTATATGTCTTTGACCAATGTACCATCATTGCCGTAATATCACGTCGTATATTGCCTATCTCGTCTCTAAACTCTTCTTCAGTATCAACTATTTCAAATGAATGAGAACTTGTTCCATATGTAGAGATCGATCCACCTAAACTTATAACATTTGTACTTTGATCAAAATATTCACCAATATTTCCAACAGTATATGTATTTGCTCCAAAATTACTCATGCCAAATCCATCGATCAAAGCAGGTAATGCTTGATCAATCGCTGTAAGTGCAGTACCAAAGGCACCAACATCAAGACCAGATATATTACCAAGTACTTTAGGCAATATATTTTGGCCTGCAACTTCTCTAAATGTTCCTATAGGATCATTAATAAATGACAACATTTGAGATGCAGTACTTGCTGCTTTTTGTCCAGCAACAAGATTTACAAGATCAAATACATTTGTATTATTAATTACTGAAGATACTAAAGACGCAGATTGTAAAAGACCTTTAATTTCATTTGGAGTAGCACCAGCAAGTCCTTCAATTGCTTCTTTTCCTTGATATACTTCATTCAAACCAAGAGGATTACTTCCAGCAATTACAAGATTTGGTGCACCATTGGAAACCGTTTTACCAGTAATGGCATTTGTATCTGATGTTTCGGTAGATTCTTTTAAAGCTTTTAATGCAGCTGCAGTAGCAATTACTGGAAATACTTGACGTAGACCTTTTACATTTTCTTCTACTGATTGAACTAATCCAAGAAATCCTCCAATTTCTTGATTTATATCAGTAAATATATTTGCATGCTGAGAAGCAAATTGTTCCATAAATTCATTCGATTGTACACCATACGATAGTGCTGCAGCACCAGTTACAAGATCATTGAGTTTTTTATTGACTTGTTCTTTTTGAGCTCTATTCTCAAGAGTTTTATATGCATTATCTTTATTATACGTTAATTTAATCTCAGCATATTCTGTATTCGTAACAAGAGAAGAACCAACAATACTATATTGAGTTGTACGTACGTAATAATTACTTGCTGCATTAGCTTTTACTTCAACACTAATAATCTCAGAATAATCATCTGGTAGATTTAAAATATTTGTATCATATGCTTTTATTTCTGCCATTATCTCGATCCCGATGTAAATTGATCAAAGAAAGTTCTTGCGAGATTACGACGCTTTATTCGAGTATCACTGTTTGGATTTTTATATCCTTGAGGAATTTCATAGTAAACACAGATAACGTCAGCCGCACCTTCAGGTGTAGTTTCTTTTCTCAGTTTGCCAGCCACTCTCAACGTATTTAATTCTTTTGTTACCCATAATAACTGTGCATGTAATGAAAGATAGTTAAGACCAAGGCTTTCTGAATGTTTTATCAATTGATAAAGTCTACTTTGTGGATTTATCCAATCACGATCACCTTTATTCAATGGATTCCATTGTGCAATACCAATTGATGCTTCGGTAGTTTTATTTTGTGCAGTTGGATCTAGGTTTTTACCAGATTCTGCCATAAAATTACCTATAAGACCTGCCATCTGTGCTGGTGTGTATCCTCCGCCGTGTTCACTTAAAAACCAAAGTGCAGCTTTTTCTGGATTTGTGCTTCCAGCAAGTTGATAGTTTGGTGAAAGTGGAGAACGAGCATCAGTAATTCGAATTCCTGCATCTCTTGCTGCTTCCCATTGGGCTTGAGTCATACCACTATAGCGAATGCCTCCAGTACCAGCTCGCGTTGAAGGAGTGTCACCTTTTTGTACAAGTTCTTGTGCATAGTTTTCATTTGTAATAATAGAACCAAGTACTAATGGCATTTGAGATTCTTTACCATCAAGAAAAATACCAAATACCATCGATTGTGGTTGAATTCCAGTAGCAGCACCAATACCAGAACCACCACCTTCAGTGAGTGGCATTAATACTTGAGCCCAAGGTAAATCATCTGGTACCACAATTGATGGATCATCATGAATACCGAAAATTCTTACTTTAATTCTTCCAGTTTGAGATGGATCGCCATCTACTTTTGCGACCTTCCCAATAAACCACCTTGTATTATCTCCATAAAACATTATCTCATATCCGCGCTATTAGGTGAACCAAGTTTAGTACCAGTTAAAAAGATGTCATATCTTTCTTTTGAAAGTCTATGTTTTACTGCCATTACTATATAATCACCAGATTTCTTTGCATCAATTTTTCCACTCGCATTTTCAGTATCTTCAACCATAGTTCTTCCAAATAAACATCGGACCTTTTTACCTATGAAATGGGAACCAGGAGATATTTGACCAACTCTTTTACCATCAATTTGCCATGTTATTGTTTCTTTATTCATAAACACTCGCATTGCTTCATTTACAATATCATTTGTATATCCAGCAAGTGAAGGTCTTGAACCAGGAACAGTATATCCCTCATCCCAAGGTCTATTTGTTGCAATTCGGAAAGTTCTTCTTGATTGATATTCTTCCATATATGCACCGTCGAATGTAGTTGCAGGAGCATATGGATATCTTTGATGACCAGATTTGAATAAACTTTGATCAATCATAGGATTAAACATATCGCGGCTTACTCGCCAATCAACTAAATATTCTCTATTTGCCATTGTATCATAATAAAAATGATTACCACTTATATATCCTTGATCAATAAGATCAAAAATATTATGGTTGTTGTTGTAATTGTAATTAATAATTCTTTGTGTTTGTATTCCTGTATCACCACCTGTACCCATAGAAGCAAGAGCCATACCATACACAAACGGTCGATTTTTATTAATTGTATCTGCAGTAAGTAAATCTTCTAAATCAACATATCTTAAGTTTTCATCAGCCCATATTCCAAACAAAAAGTGTGGCATACCTATAGTAGTAATTGATTGTTGAGATATCCACTTCATCGTTTCTAACGGTGTTAAATTCGGAACAATGTATTTGTGGTATTGTGAATATTTCTCTTCGTTGTGTAGAATATTAGTATTCAAATAATCTTGTGCTATTCGCCCAATCATTTGTAATGGTGTGCCATCAAGGACAATATTGACATTGAAAAGATGAGATCTAAAAGCTATTTCATCAATACAATTGAGTACGATTAAATCTGCATTTTCAGTACCTCGAACAACATTTTCAACCTTTGTAATGTAATAATTCTTTGTAATAGTCAAGGCTTCTGTATGATTTGCAATTGTAAGTTCTACATACTCTGCACCTTGAATATCTAAACTGCTTAATGTATCAGCAGTATCTGAAAATGATATTAAAGCTGAAGTATATGGCAAACTCAGATGTTCAAATATTTCAATGTCAACCATTGCTTTCGAAATATCATGAGCCGCAGGTTTATTACCTAATCCTGTTCGATTAGCTATAAGTAACGCTTTTTTGATAAAAAAGGGTTGAGCTGTTGACATTAGACTTCACTTACCGCCGTATTAAATGCAGATTCGAGTTTACCAAGATACTGCGGTTTAATTACTTGTATTTGCCTTAAATTATCGTTTTCTTCAACCCATGTATCGAGATAAGTTTTTTCTGTAAGTAATGCGCCAGGTCCAACAAGTGGATCGAAATCTGCCACATCACCGTCTCCATCAAGATAATATCGTGCAGCTAAATATTCTTTTGATGCTCCAAATGTTTCGGCTGTTTGTACATCAGATGATACATTTGTGGATCTTACAATTTCTCCGACTTGAAAGTCTACAGAGCCAGGATCAAGTTTTATAATAAGTTGACCTAAATCATAGTTTTTATGGTCGATAGTTCCACGTGCACCAGATGTTTGACCAATCAGATCACGACCAACATCAAACTTTTTGGTAATATCTTCTCTCACTGTAACTGTAAAGTTTGGAAATACTTCTTCGATAGTTTCTAACATTTGTTGTTGATCAATAGGCCAACCTTGTTGACGTATTCCATCATTCATGAGATAAAATGTCCAATAATACGATGGATCGTCATATAATCTTAATGCTAACTGATCAGGTCTTTCACCTTCTTGAATATAAGTTTTATCATAAAAAGAAACATTATCTTTTACTTGATCAATTACGTCACTATAAATTGTTAAATTTTCAAATACGTTTTCTATAGAAAGATGATCATCTCCAAATGAATAAAGAACATTATTAAAACTAGAAAAATAAGCCATTAGTACCCCGCAGCAATGTCTTTTTGTGATAGTGCTCTGAATTCCATAAAGCTCAAAGTAATATTAGTTTCATTGGCTCGTCCATCTCTATGAAACGTTGCACCTGTTGGGTTATATGTTACTTGAACATTTCTTAAATAACAAGGATGGATCTTTGGTACTTTCAATCGTGTATTACCAAGTCTAAAGTCAATCTTAAAAAGATCTGGGAATTTATAAGCAAAAGGAGATGTGAGATTACCATCAACTGCAAATGGATCAAAGATTGATGGATACATTTTATATCTGAAATGTTTTACAATAGCTTCAATTTGTTCTGCTTCTCTTTGACTATTTGCAATCATATTAAAGTTAAAAGTAAATTCTCTTAGAGTTACACCTTTAAAGAGTGCTCTTGTATTTGGATTCACTGAAACCTGAAAAGAAAATGCAGCTGCATTTCCAAATGCACCTTTTACAAGAGGAATCGATTGAATAGTTCTTGATGCAGCAAGACGAGCAGCATCATTTGACATTCCTTCAGTACCATTTATCACAGTATTAATAGCACTCATAGCGCCTTCGCCAATTCCTTTTAACATGGCTGAAGCACTACCATCTCCTCTTGCTACT